ATGACTTAAAGTATGAAAATGAAACCGATATAAACAAATTAAAGGAGATAGCATGGAGTTAGCATTAATAAGAAGTCTTATGGATAAAGATTTCTATGATGACCATCGTGGAGCTAGATGTCCTGATAGACTATTTAGCAAGGACACAAGGAAAATAAAAAGCACTATAGATACAGCTATGGGTAGATACGAAAGGTCAGTGACACCTGATGAAATAGAAGCATTGTTTATATCAAATAATCCGTCTATGACTACTGCTCAAAAACAGGCATATAGTTCCTTATTTAGGCAGATAAAAAACGAACAGCCGTTAGGGGGAGATATAGCACAGGAAGTTTTATCTAAGCTGTTTCAGCAGATTGTTGGAGAGGATATAGCCAACATAGGTTTCGATTATGTTAATGGTTCGCATTCCAGTCTAGAGCCGATAAGAAACATATTGGAATTGTATGGAGATGATTTTACACCTAATTTAAACGTGGAGTGGGATGATATGGAAATAGAAACATTATTAGCTAAGAATGATTTAGAGGCTCGTTGGTCTTTCAATGTACCTGCATTAACAAGACAGGTGGAAGGCATTAACTCAGGACATTTAATTGAGATAGGTGCTAGACCTAACACAGGTAAGACATCTTTTCATGCTAGTTTGATAGCAGGACCAAATGGGTTAGCCCAACAAGGTGCGAGTTGTATTATCCTGTGTAATGAGGAAGGCAGCCACAGAGTTGGTGCTAGGTATTTAACAGCATCAACAGGCATGACAATGAGGGATATTAAAAACAATCCTACAAAGGCTCGTGATTTGTATTCCCCTATTAAAGAAAATATAAAAATTAAAGATGCTACAGGAAGAGATATGTCTTGGGTGGAGAGTGTGTGTAAATCTTACAAACCTGATATTGTTATCTTAGATATGGGAGACAAGTTTGCTAGAACACAAGGATTTGCTAGGACAGATGAGGCATTAAAAGCTAATGCAATCCATGCTCGTATGATTGCCAAAGAACACAAATGTGCTATGTTTTATATGTCACAGCTATCAGCAGATGCAGAGGGAAAGATATTATTAAATCAAAGCATGATGGAAGGAAGTAGAACAGGTAAGGCAGCCGAAGCTGATTTAATGATTTTAATTGCTAAAAACCCACCTAGACAGGATGAAACTGAAGAGGATTTACAAAGACATTTAAATGTGGTAAAGAATAAACTTACAGGATGGCACGGAGTCGTTCACTGTAATTTGAATTATCAAGTAGGGAGGTATGAAGTATGAGAAATTTAGGAGCAAATAGACGATTTAGACCAGAGGCATATGAAATGAATGACAGCCTTGGTAAAAATGTCGTAATAGATTACTTAAAAAATAATGGACATAGTATTATAAATACAAGAGAAAATTATTCTTTTGATATAGAAAGCCAAAAAGATGGGCATAGGTATTTTTCTGAAGTTGAAATGAAGAACCAATGGAAGGGTGACTGGAACTCTTCTTGGAAAGAGATACGTATACCATATCGTAAACACAAGCTATTGGACAATCTTGATATGCTTTCACTTAGTAACAAGAGTCTTGACTTTTATATAATACGAACCGATTGTGAATACGCATGGAAAATAAAAGACACTCAGCTTACTGAAGAAAGAGCAAAAGATATATGGTTAGTTAACGCAAGAAGAACAGAACCTTTTTATCATATACCATATGAAGAAGCTGAGTTAATAAAATTAAAGTTGGAGACATAATATGAAACTAACAATAGACGTAGAAAATAATGTAACATCTAAAGATGGTAAGAAGCATTTAGACCCATATGAACCCTCTAATAGATTGGTTATGGTGGGTCTACTTACAGATGATGGAGAAGAACATTTAATAAGAATAGAAGAAAATGAAGACCCCACAGAGAGTAAAAGAAAGTTTGACCTTATTCAAAATAAATTAGATGAAGCAACTCTTCTTATAGCACATAATGTAACTTACGAACTCATGTGGCTTTGGGAATGTGGATGGAAGTATGAAGGTGAAGTATTTGATACTATGCTTGTAGAATATGTAATACAAAGAGGTCTTAAAGAGTCGTTGTCTTTAGAGTCCTGTGCTGAACGATATGGGTTAGATACACAGAAACAAAGTACACTAAAAGACTATTTTAAACAGGGGTATGCTACAGATGAGATACCTAAAGAAGAATTGTCCAGCTATTTATCTGCTGACTTACATGCTACACAGGAGTTGTCCTATCTATTAGAAGATAGATTGCAAGACACACACAATAAAGGGTTAGTAAATACTGTTAAGCTGACTAATGAAGTGGCGATAATCTTAGCTAAGATATATGCTAATGGTTTTGCAGTAGATATGTCTACTCTAGAAGATGTTAAAAAAGAATTTGAAAAGGAAAAGATAGAAACAGAGACACGATTACGGAAACAAGTTAATAATCTGATGGGAGATACACCTATTAATCTTAACAGTCCTGAACAGATGTCATGGGTAATCTATAGTAGAAAACCAGAAGATAAAGCTATGTGGGCGAATAGATTTTCTCCTTATATGGGCAAGGAAGAGTATAGAGAAAGAGTAAAGGAGTATTCTGATATTGTTTACAAAACAAAGGCAGCCAAGTGTACTGACTGTAAAGGAGAAGGACATGTTAGAAAGGTAAAGAAAGATGGTAATTTATATGCTAAACCAAGTAGATGTGTTAGTTGCAATACTCATGGTTACTTATTTAATGACACAAAGGAAATAGCAGGACTAAAGTTTTCTGCCCCAAATCCTAAGTGGGTAAGTGCTAACGGATTTACAATAAATAAAAGTTATTTAGACACGTTACGTAGTGTGGCTAGAAAAAATAATATGCAGAATGCCCTCAGTTTTTTGACTGATTTACAAAGATTATCAGCTTTAGATACATACCTATCCTCATTTGTTGAGGGGATAAAGGCTTACACAAAGCCTGATGGCAAGTTACATGTTAGGTTATTACAACATCGTACAGCAACAGGAAGATTTAGTGGTGCTGACCCTAACATGCAAAATATGCCTAGAGGTGGTACATTTCCTGTTAAAAAGGTATTTGTATCACGATGGGAAGGTGGCAAGATACTTGAAGCAGATTTCGCACAGTTAGAATTTAGAACTGCAGCGTACTTGTCACAAGATAAAACAGCTATAAAGGAGATTAATAATGGTTTCGATGTTCATTCATATACTGCGAAGGTTATTTCTGAAGCAGGGCAGAAGATTACGAGGCAAGAAGGGAAAGCTCACACCTTTGCACCCCTCTACGGAGCGACAGGATTTGGGAGAACGAATGCTGAGGCAACATATTATAAACAGTTCACAAAAAAGTACAAAGGAATCGCACTTTGGCATTCCAGATTGGCTAAAGAGGCTTTAGAAACAGGCTTAATAACGACACCTTCAGGTAGGCAGTTTGCTTTTCCTGAAGTACAACGAAAAAGTAATGGGGGAGTTAGCTATTTTACACAGATTAAAAACTACCCGGTTCAGTCATTTGCAACAGCAGATGTTGTGCCTTTAATACTAATACGTATATATAAGGCACTTGACAAGCATAGGTCATGTGTGGTAAATACTGTACATGACTCTATTGTTATAGATGTCCACCCCAATGAAGTGGACATTGTTTTAGATATTATTCGTGATACCAATAAAAAAATGTCCACTTTAATAAACTCAACATTTGATATTGATTTTAATTTACCATTATTATTAGAGGCTAAAATTGGAGATAATTGGCTTGACACGAAAGATATAACGTGATATAACTGTGATACTTTGAAAGGAGAAAATAAATATGAGCGATTTAGTAACAATTAATACAGACAATTATGCTGCGATGGCAAAAGCAATGGGCTTATCAGCAGATGTCAATGAGAATAAAAAAAGTAACATACTAAATAGATTTCGCATATGGCATCAGCCTACTATGGGAAAGACTAATTTAGATGGTAAAGAAATCACTATGGAAGTTGTAGAAGGTGGTAAGTACAGGTTAGAAGTAGTAGGAGACACTTCTGTCTATTATTTTTCTGATAAGGTTAAATTTAGACCCTTTGTACAAAGATTTATGTACAAAAGATATGTACGAAACCCTAAACCTAAAGCAGGTGATAAGAAAGGACACTATGAAAAGACTATAATGTCTGATAATTTAAATGAAGATTTGAAGGACAATGTAGGAACTTTTAATTGTGGTAAGCCAGCAGGTTTTGTTGAAGATTTTAAATCTCTTCCTGTTAAAACTCAAGACCTTATTAAATCTATAAAAAGAAATAGAATTATATTTGGTATTGTTGATATGGTTGACCCTGTAAAAGGTATAGATGGAGAGACAGTTAAGGATTTACCTTCCTTTCCAGTTCTTTGGGAAATAGATAACAAGGAAGCCTATAAAACTATAGGAGACTTGTTAAATAAATTTAGTAAAATGGAAAGATTGCCTCTACAGCATATAATAAACTTAGATGGTACAGATGCCCATGCTACTAACAATGGCACAAACTACTACACTCCAAAAGCTAAGTTAGATTTAACATCTACAATAGATATAGCAGAGGATGACCATAAACTGTTTAGTGACTTTATAGATTGGATTAAAGTCCATAATGATAATGTCATAAGTAGATGGGATGAAGCTGTTGCTAAAAAGCAAGGCGATATATCAGATGAGGATATGAAAACTGTAGATAATTTTATTGATGTAGATATAGAAAGTGAAAATGTCTAGATTATCCCACCCTGCTGAGTTGTTATTGCATCAGTATCTGAATGATGCCGCAAATGATAAAACTAGTATATCAAAAGATACTATTAAACAAATTTGTGATGATATTGCAGATGCTATGCAAAAGCAATTTGGAGAGAGCAGGTCACGAGAGTTTAGGTAGACCAACGTGCCAACTTTGGTTTGAGAAAAACCACCCAGAAAAAGCTCTACCAAAAGGTAATAATTTCGTAATGAATATGTTATTGGGAGATATTGTAGAAGCTGTTTTTAAGGGGCTTTTAAAAGAAGCAGGAGTAACATATACTAATTCAGAAAAAGTAGAATTAGATTGTGGAAACGATAAAATTGCTGGTACATATGATTTGGTAATTGACGGTAGCGTTGATGACATTAAGTCTGCCTCTGATTGGTCTTATAAATATAAATTTGATTCTTTTGAGTCTTTACAGAAGGGCGATAGCTTTGGTTATATAGGACAGTTAGCAGGTTATGCTTCAGCTTCAGGTAAAAATGCAGGTGGCTGGTGGGTAGTTAATAAAGCTAATGGTAAATTTAAATATGTTTCTGCATCTAATATTGACATTACTTCAGAAGTAGACAATATAAAAAATACTATTAAAACTGTTAAAGACAACACTTTTAAAAGATGCTTTGAACCTGAGCCTGAAACCTTTAGAGGAAAAGAGACAGGTAATATTGTCTTAAATAAAAATTGCACCTTCTGTGATTATAGACATTCTTGTTGGGAAACATTAGAAGAATTACCATCACAGATGTCTAAAGCCAAAGAGCCTAAAACGGTTCAATATGTAAAATTAAGAAAGGAGAATATATTATGAAAAATAGTATAGACGAAATGGCAGAAATAATAAAAGAGAAAGAAAAAGAACTGTACGAAATGAAAAAAGAGTACAGGGAACGTAGAACTGAGGGTTTACGTAGTGCTATGGAGCAACGCAAAGAAGCTGAAAAGCTAGTGCGTGATGAGATGAAAGCTCTTGGCTACGAAAACGGTTTACCTTTTAGTTCAAATATACGTTGGTATAACTTTTAAAAATGTCAGCTTATAGTGCTAGACAAGTAGCACGTAAAAATGGGTATAGGAGTGGTTTGGAAGATACTGTAGCCACCTATTTAAGAGAACATAAAGTTAAATTTCTTTATGAAAAAGTTAAAATTGAATGGGAAGACCTTGCTTATCGCACCTATACACCTGATTTTGTTTTAGATAATGGTATAATAATTGAAACAAAAGGTATGTTTACAGTAGCTGATAGACGTAAGCATTTATGCATACAGAAACAGCACCCTAATTTAGATATTAGATTTGTGTTTACTAATAGTAAAAGAAAATTACAGAAGGGTGCTAAATCTTCCTATGCTGAGTGGTGTGAGAAAAATAAGTTTAGTTACTTCAACAGGATAATTCCTGAAGATTGGCTAAAGGAAAAAGGTAAAAATAACTATCCTAGACTTATTAAGTTTTTAGGAAATAAAATAAGGAGAGACCTATGATGCAGTATGATAATAGAGGAAATCAATTTTTTATAGAGATAATACCAAACGTAGATAAAGATGGTCATTGGCTAGGTCAATACCAATTAGCTATAAATGTTAGACGAACTACCTTGGAAGACGATAGTTTCTATGCACTAGAACAAGTTTGTCAGATGGCATGTGCTGGATTAAGTCTCATGGAAGAGGATATTAAATTAAGAGATAGGATAGCAACTTTTCTAGAAAGCTCAGATGATAATCCTAGTAGTAACAAACGAAAATTTACACTTGACAAATCCAAAGAAAATGTTATAAAAATTAACTTTACCCCTCAACCAAAAGGAAGGACATAATATGAGTTATTTAAATGCAATTACAAAACATAACAAAAAAAGTAAAAAAACGGATGGATTATTTCACCCACCTACGTCTGAGAAAAGTGACATGGTAAATAAACCCCCTCATTATAATAAAGCTAATATAGAATGCATAAAGGCAATTGAGGCAGCAACAGATGATGGTTTTCAGTTTTACTTACAGGGTAATATTATTAAATATATTTGGAGATATAGATATAAAAATGGCATTGAGGATTTAAAAAAGGCTGATTGGTATCTTAAAAAATTAATTAAGGTATTGGAAAATGCGAGTTAAAGTTATGATGACAATTAATGTTGACGAAGAAGTTTATCCTTTGCCTTCAGACGATAGAACAGACGAAGAAATAAAAGACTACTTAGTAGACTTAATACATGAGATAGACGGCTTTGAAATGAGACACATAAGAATAGTGATAGGAGATAGACGAAATGAATAGCAATTATTTACCAACAGATTACCAAACTTTTATAGCGTTATCACGTTACGCTAGGTGGATAGAGGAAGAAAATAGAAGAGAAACTTGGTCTGAAACAGTGGACAGATATGTACAACATATGGTTACACACGTTTCTAAAAATCATAATCTTGATTTATCCTTAGACTTACAACAAAAAATAAATAAACACATACTCAGTTTAAATGTAATGCCAAGTATGAGAGCATTAATGACAGCAGGTAAAGCATTAGACCGATGCCACGTAGCAGGTTACAATTGTTCATACTTACCTGTTGATAGCCCTCGTGCTTTTGATGAGTGTATGTACATACTTATGTGTGGTACAGGTGTAGGCTTTTCTGTAGAAAGAGAAAACGTAGATAAACTACCAGTTGTTAATGAACACTTTGAGGATAGCACTACAACTATTAAAGTAGGTGACTCTCGTTCAGGTTGGGCTAAGGCATTACGTGAGTTGATTGCTATGCTCTATGTAGGGCAAGTTCCTGAGCTTGATGTTGAAGATGTTAGACCTGTAGGTGCTAGGCTTAAAACATTTGGTGGTAGGGCATCAGGTCCTGAGCCTCTTGTAGATTTATATAGATTCTGTATAGGCATATTTAAAAATGCAGCAGGAAGAAGACTGTATCCCATTGAATGCCACGATATAATGTGTAAAGTGGGTGAAGTTGTAGTTGTAGGTGGTGTCAGACGTTCTGCTCTTATCAGTTTATCTAATCTTGGTGATGACCAAATGAGACACGCTAAGTCTGGACAATGGTGGGAGAATGAAGGACAACGAGCATTAGCAAACAATAGTGTTGCGTATAAAGGTAAGGTTAATATGGAAACATATATGCGTGAATGGTTATCTCTTGTAGAAAGTAAGTCAGGTGAACGTGGTATATTTAATCGTAAGTCTGCCATAGAACAAGCAGGTAAAAATGGAAGACGAGATACAGACCACGCATTTGGTTGTAACCCATGCAGTGAGATTATTTTAAGACCGTATCAATTCTGTAACTTATCAGAGGTTGTGGTTAGAGAAAATGACACTATGAAAACTCTAAAAGAAAAGGTACGTATTGCAACTATACTAGGAACACTACAATCGACCTTGACAGATTTTAAATATTTGCGTAAGATATGGAAAGATAATACAGAGGAAGAAAGACTATTGGGTGTATCACTAACAGGTATAATGGATAACAAAGAATTTAATACAGATTCTTTTTGGTATTATGAAGATGGTGCAAATTGGTGGAATGAAAGTGATACAGGTGACAAGTTAAAAGAATTAAAGGATATTGCAATTGAAACAAATAAAGAGTTTGCCAAGTCTTTGGGTATACCACAATCAACTGCTATCACTTGTGTCAAACCTAGTGGTACAGTTTCTCAATTGGTGGATAGTGCAAGTGGCATTCATGCTAGACATAGCAAGTATTATATTCGTACTGTACGTGGTGACAACAAAGACCCCTTGACACAATTTATGATTCATAGTAATATTCCAAATGAACCTGACGTTATGAAACCTGATAGCACTACAGTATTTAGCTTTCCAATGAAAGCACCTGACAATGCTATCACAAGAGACGATGTTGATGCAGAAGACCAATTAAGAATTTGGTTAGCTTACCAAAAGTATTGGTGTGAACATAAACCTTCTGTTACAATAACTGTAAAGGATGATGAGTGGATGAAAGTTGGAGCATGGGTATATGAAAACTTCGA